ACGATGCGCGTGCACCCTTTCTCCAGCGCCACGCGGAGGCAGTAGGTCGCCACCATGCGGCGCACGTACTCGTGGTCGTCCATGCGCACGGCGGGGACACCCTCGACGTAGAGCGTGCCGCCGCCCGTCTGCGGCACGGGCGCCGCGATCGCGTGAACGGCACGGACGGCGGACGATTTCGACATCAGGCCGTGATCCCGCCCAGCACGCCGTTGTACCGGGGGCCTCTGCATATCAGCCCGCCCCAGAAAATAAGTTGTCCGATGGCGGTCTGCTGCGCGGTGGGCTCCATGAAGCCCCGGAAGCGGAAGTCCCACTTGTTGTGGGCGTAGAGCTCGAACAGATCCGTGTTGAGCACGTAGAGGTACCCGGCCGGGACGTGCGAGTCCACGGTGACGTAGGCGCCATTGAACCGGACGTACTCGAAGCCGATCTTGCGCTCGTCGTCCGGCGTGCTCCGCTCCGAGGGCTGCGAGGCCGTCCAGATGTAGTTCCAGACGGTCTGCGTGGTCGAGATCAGATCCGGCTTCTTCCGCGCGTAGACGGCCGTCCCGAACTTCGTGTTGAGCCCGGAGAGGGAGAACGTCCCGAACGAGGTGTCCTCAAAGGCCGCGCGGATGGACGACCCCTGCGAGTCGGTGCCCCGCGCGAGGCCGCCGTAGGTGCCCGTGCGGCTGACGGCGATGCCGAGGCCGTCCAGATCGAGGCTCCCGTTGCCGGTACCGTCCCCGTAGAGCTGCCCCGCGAGCTCGTCGATCAGCGAGAGCTCGCCGTTTTCCATCGCGGCGTCGACGAGATCGAAGGTCTGCTCGGGCGAGTCGTTCAGGTCGATGTCGATCACCGACAGGTTCACCGGGCTGTAGGCGAACTTCCAGTTGAAGACCAGCGAGGTGGCGAACTCCGTCGTCTCGGTGTCGAAGGTCGAGCCGCGCCCGTAGGATTGGGCGGGAAATCCGGCGTAGATGTGCTGGACCTTGATGACCTCGCCGCCCTTGGTCATGACCTTGTTCTTCTTGGCCAGAACCGTCCAGATCGAGGCCGAGCCAAAGAAGTTGTCGGTGAGGTCGGGCCGCCGGTTCTCGGCGGTGGCGGCCACGAAGGTGTTGAGAGTCTGGGTTCTTGTTGGCACGGCCATGTGTGCTCGCCCTCCCTAGGCAGCGGCTAGCGCACGTGACCGGCCGCGCAAGTCATCCCAGCGCCACCGCCACCGCGCTTCGGTTGTGGGGACACGGCAACCCACCACGGGTTGCGAAGTTGCAGTTCATGCAGAGCGCCTCGGTCAGCGGCGGCATCACCGCCCCCCACCCGCGGGGGCTGGACCCAGGAGGGCGTTCAGGCCCTCCGCTCCGTGTTCCTTCTCGACGGCGCCGAACGCGGCGCGCATCCGCTCGGCCTTGTCGGGCTTCTCCGCATCCGCCTTCGGCCGCTCGAAGCTCCGCACACTCGGCGCCGGGCCGAGCGAGCCGATGGCGGCCTTGTCGCGCGCCGCTTTCTCCTTGCGCAGCTCCTCGGCCTCGCTCTTCAGCCGGTCGCGCTCGCTCCGGAGCGCGAGGGTGTCGTTGGCGAGGTCCATCGGGTCGAGCTTGGTCGGATCCGCGTAGCGGAGCGATTCCTCGTGAAACCGCTTGGCCTCCTCGAGCTTATCCGTAGGGATCACGCGCTCGAAGGTCCGCCAGAGGACGTTGACCGAGTGCTTGTACTGGTTCTCCAGATCCTGCTGGACCTTCTTCGCGTAGGCCTGGCCCTGCTCCGCGAGGAGGCGCTGGGCGATCGACTGGGCGTGCTGGCCGGCGGCGCGGACCATCACCTGGAACTGCTGCGCCGGGTTGAGCGTCTCCCAGCCTTGCGGGACGCCGACCGGCTGCGGCTGCGCGGCGGCCTTCTGGCGCCCCTCCCACCAGGGCTTGATGACGTTCAGGTTCTGGCGGTACCAGCCGACGACCGGGTTCATCTGCGTGACGTAGTTCGCGTACTCCTGGAGCGCCTGCTCGCGCGCCTGGAGCTGCTCGCGGAGCGTGCCGAGCTCCTGGCCGTGGCCCCCGAGCGCCTTCTGGGCTTCGAGGTAGGCCTGCTCGAGCGCTTCGGGGCTCTCGTACTTGCCGGCGTACTTCTTCGCGACGGGATCAGGCATCCTGGCCTCCGTGTGTCACCGGGGCGCGCCGGGCGGCCGTATCGGTGGACGGGGAAATGGGGGACATCAGCACTCCTCCGCGTCGCCACAGCCGGTCAGCATCGAACGGGCGGCGGCGATGCGGCGGCGGATCGCCTCGTCGCTCTCGGCCTCGTAGGCCTGCTCGAGCGAGGCGAGGGCCTCCGTCAGGTGCGTCTGGCTCCCACCGGGGCGCGCCGACAGACAGCGCGCCAGCCGCTCGTGGAGCGGCAGCGCGTCGACGGCCGTGTCGGTGAGACCAGCGACCAGCGGAAACCCCGTGTCGGGCATCAGGGCTTGCGCGCTGGCTTGTCACGCTCGGTCGACCCCGAGCCGCTCTTGACCTGGTCTTTCAGCGCCGAGTTCTTGATGACCTTGCCGCCCTTGTAGGGCCTGTCCGGGGCGTTCGTACTCGCCATGGGCGTTGTCTCCTCCTTGGGGCGATCAGCTCCGGTTGATCCCGCGCAGCGTGGGCGGTCGCAGGGTCGGCGGCCGGCGCATCAGGAGCCGGGGCCGCTGACGGGGGATGCCCGGACGCGGCATCTGCGGGCTGCGGAGGCTTCCGGTCGGGCGTGGGCCGCTATTCGGGCGTGCCGGCATCAGCGACTCCTCCGGATGCGCCGCGTCTGGTCCCGCTGGAACTCGCGCGGCGTGTGGGTGGCGCCGGAGCTAAGACTCTTGGCCTCGTTGACCCGTCCGCCCGGCGTGAAATGCAGGCGGACCTTCTGGCCGCCCTTGGTCGTCTTCACGCGATACCGTCCGGCGCCAACGGGCATCAGATCGCCCCCGACGCCGAGCCGAGCAGGCGCTGTAGAAGTGTCTGCGCGAGGTTCCCGCCCGGAATCGGCGGTCCTGGCGGCGCGAGGCCGGGCATGGCCGCGGCGGGCGGGATCTGGGGCGGCATCCCCATCGGGGGCGGCGGGGGACCGGGCATCATCGGCATCCCCATCGGCCCACCCATCGGGGGCATCCCCGGAGGCGGCATCATCGCGCCCATCGGCCCCATCGGAGGCGCGCCAGCACCGGCGCCGAGCGAGCCCATGCGGGCCAGCAGGAGGAGCTTGTCGAGGTCGCCCATCTGGCCCTGGAGGAGTTGCGCGGCGGGCGGCTCGGCCTGCGATCGGGCGCCGTCGCGGCGCCGCGAGAGGCCGAGCACCTGGGAAATTTCGCGAAGGCCCGCGCCGGCGAGCAAGCCGGACGCAAACGAGGCCTCCGGGTCGGCGGCCGGGTCACTCGCGAACATGTCCGGAGCCATCGGGATCATCTATCGCGCAAATCACCACATTCCGATGCGTCCGCGAAGAAATATTTTCGCGTGCTTGATCGGGGATGGAGGAAACGGACGCCAGAAGAGCCAAAAATCACGGAATTTCGCGGCATTGGCCTACTTCGGGGGCGGCTGGGGCATGCTGGCAGCCATGGCGGCTCGATCCTTGTCCGCCCGGGCAATCATGGCCTCCGCGTCGGGGATTTCGGCCGCCTCCGCGACGTCGAGCCGGCTCGCGATTCCGTCGCGCTGGAGGTCCATCATGAGTTTGGCCCGGTTCTGCCGCGTCCCGGGGCGCGAGGAGCCCGGCAGGACCGCGAAGCGGAGATAGCGGAAGGCTTCCCGGCGCGCGGTCTCGTCCAGCGGCTTGCCGGCGTCGTCGATGAAGAACTCCGTCCGGTTGATCGCCGCCTGAAGCGCGTCCGGCGTCGGGCCGACCAGGCCCACGAGGCGATCGGCCGGCATGAACTGGATAATCCGCGCGATCAGCTTCTGGCCGACGCGCGCGTAGAAGTCCTCGAGCCGGCTCTGGCGGCTCCGGTTCATGAGGCTCGCGCCCTCCTGCAGGCCCTCGATGGCGATCCCGGACTGGAGCGAGCCCGGATGCTCGCCGAGCGTGACGTCGGTGACGCCCGTCTTCAGCTGCGCCTGCGTGAAGATGAACCGCATGAGCCCGAGCTTGTCGGCGCCGAAGGCCGGCGGCGGCACGATGCCGATCGTGGCGTTCCTGTTCTTCTTGCGGATCACGATCGAGTTCGAGATGGCCTGGAAGAACTTCCACACCTTCTCGTCCACGGCGTCGTAGTCCGCCACGAACTGGATGAAGTTCGTGAGGAGCTGGTTTTCCACGAGGCCGTCGCCCAGCTGGTTGAACCCGCCCTGGAGATAGCGGAGCCCCTCCGGTTCACTCATGCCCCACGGATGTTCGGGGTCTGTCGCCCAATCGAAGAGGTCGACGGGAATGCGGCCGTCCCAGAAGGCATTGGGTTCGTCCTTCAGGATCACGTCGCGCGTGCGGACGATCCGGCGG